ACCAGAACTGACCCTCGCTCCCATCACGCACGATGCAACCATGGTGCTGGTGGCGAGCGGGTGGTCTATGCCGAACTACATTGACGACATCAAGGCGCACCGCGCTGCCGGCCATGTGATCGGTGCGGTTAAGAGTGCGCACGACTTCCTATGCGAAAACGGCGTAGAACCTGATTTCTGGGTCAACCTCGACCCCCGCGACCGCACCAACGGCATACAGCGCAAGAATGACCGCACGCTGTACATGGTCGCCTCGCGTTGCCCTCCCGTGACGTTTGATTTCCTGCAAGGTAAGCGCGTGATGCTGTGGCACTCGTGGGCAGAGGGGCCGGAAATGGAGGCGATGGGGCCGGGCAAACTTGCCATTGGCGGGGGCACGACCTCGGGCCTACGGGCCATCAACATTGGCTACATCATGGGCTTCCGTAAGTTCGTGCTGTACGGGTACGACTCATGCAACAGCCCAGACGGCCGCAAACGGTTTACCGGCGAACTGCCGGGCGTCACCGTGGACATCTGGGTGGGCGGCCCTACGGGCAAGAAATTCAACGCCAACGCCGCAATGGCCCAGCAGGCCAACGAATTTCAAAAACTGTTTGAAGTGATGCCCGACCTTAAGATCGAGGTGGTTGGGCCGGGACTGATTGCAGAGATCATGCGCTGCCGTCGGGATACGGCACAGGCAGCGTAATGGCAATCCCGTCCCGTGTACTCGGCTCGGGCGTCTCGCAGTTATCCACGGTGTCCATCTGTGGTGACGGCAACGCCTCAGTCGTGGCTGCGGGCACATCGGCTGGCAACGCTACGGTCATCACCTACGTTTACAACAACGTCACAACGGTAGCCGCAGGCGCGGGCGTTAGATTGCCTCCGACCGAGATGGGTGAAACCATCATTGTGCGTAACGGCGGGGCAAATCCGCTGTTGGTATACCCCTACGACGCCGGTAGCAGCATCAACAGTAGCGGATCAGGATTGATCAACACCGGCTGCTCGGCCATGTTTTACGCCGTCAGCAACACCGTGTGGGAAGAACTGCAAGGTTTTGGCCGTGCGGTTCCCATTCTGCATTACGGTTCGTTTTCGGACACTACTTTGCAGACGGCGGCATCCATCAACACCGCTTACGCGATGACGTTTAACACAACCGACAGCAGCAACGGCATCAGCATCGGTTCTCCGTCATCTCGCCTTGTGGTGGACAACCAAGGCGTATACAACGTGCAGTTTTCGGCGCAGTTGGATCAAGTCTCGGGCGGTAACACCAACGTCTACATTTGGCTGCGTAAGAACGGCACCAACGTGGAAAACACCGCCAGCACGATTGCCCTACAAGGTACGTCGGCTCGGTTAGTTGCCGCATGGAACTTTATTATTCAGTTAGAGCCGACCCACTACGTTGAGTTGATGTGGGCAACGGATAACACAAACGCTAGAATCCTCGCAGCCAGCACCACAAGCGTTTGGCCTGCGATTCCTTCAGTCATTTGTACCATCACACAGGTCAACAACCTGTAATCCCCACAGGAGCAAGGACAATGCTAGACAGCGATGTAAACAATGCCGACGCCCAACTGCACGTTGAGTTTTACACCAAGGACTCTGGCGCAAACGAGGGCAAAACTTATGTGCGTATCATGGCCCCCGGCGACAAGACCAACATCATTGACCAGCCGTGCCGTGACGACCACAAGGAGCGTTTCCCGCGCCAATGGCTGTATTACCAAATGCAGCAGGGAGAGAGCGCCGCAGAGCAGATCGGCACCCCGCTGTCGCATTGGCATAAAGATGCCCCAGAGGAAATCAACCGTGACCAGATTGCCGAGTTGGCAATCCTCAAGTTTGTCACCGTAGAACAGTTGGCGCTGGCGTCAGACGGGCAGTTGCAGCGTGTTGGCATGGGTGGCGTGGGTTTGCGTGAACGCGCCCGCCAGTACCTCAACCGCAAGAATCGGTCAGACGCAAGCGCAGAGTTGGAAGATACCAAGAAGCAATTGGCCGAACTGCAGTCGCAGATGGCGCAGTTGTTGGGAGACGCCCCCAAGCGTCGTGGACGACCGCCTAAAGAAATAGCGGAGGCATAGTTATGGGCAGCACGATGGTGCAATTGGTGCAGCAATGCACAAACGAGTTGGGCATCCCAACTCCCGCAACGGTCGCAGGTAACGCCAGTCAGGACGTTATCCAGATACTCGCGTTGATGAACGCTTGCGGCTATGAATTGCTCCGTCGTGCTGATTGGCGCGAACTGACCAAGCAGCACACGTTTTACACCGAGGCCATCACGACGACGGGCACATGGTCAACGTCGTCGTATACGATCAGCGGCATCCCAACGACGGCAGGGCTAGACACGACCTATCAGGTGCAGGGCGTGGGCATCCCCAACGCCACCTACGTCACCGCCGTCACTGGAACGACGGCGCTGACAATCAACTACGCCCCCACCGAAGCGCAAGTTGGCGGGCAATTGATATTTCAAAAGGTCAAATACAACCTGCCGGCTGACTACAACAGCACGGTCAACCGCACACATTGGGACAAGTCGAAGCGTTGGGAAATGCTTGGCCCCGAAAGCGCACAGCAGTGGGAATGGCTGTTGTCGGGCTATATCAGCACCGGCCCCCGCATCCGCTGGCGATTGCTTGGGCCGTACTTCCAGATTTGGCCGGGCATGAACGCAGGCGAGTTGCTCGGGTTTGAATACCGCAGCAACGCATGGGCCTACAACGCCCTCGGCGTGCCCAAAAACAGTTTTACCTCCGACACCGATACCTGCGTGTATCCCGACCGCGTGATGGTTCTGGGCACCAAACTGAAGTATTTTGAGGCAAAGGGCTTTGACACCACGGCGCTGTACCGCGATTACCTCGCAGAACTGGAAACCGCCATTGGCCAAGACGTGGCCGCCGCCAACCTCTCGTTTGCACCGCGACCGGGAACCGTACTGATTGGGTACGACAACATCCCCGATAGCGGCTACGGCACGGATAGCCAGTAATGGCTAGCCCGGTACGCAGGCGGCTAGTCCAGCGCACGACGGCAAACGTCGCGTCGTTGCCTGCCCCGGTGGGCGGCTGGAACGCTCGGGACGCACTGGCGAACATGGCACCGACCGACGCCGTGTATCTGGAAAATATGTTCCCGAGCGTCAGCAACGTCAATTTGCGCGGCGGATTTGCCAAGCATAAGACCGGGTTGCCGGGCACCGTTGATACGCTGATGACGTACAACGCTGGCAGCACCATCAAGTTGTTTGCCATATCCACGGGAAACATCTACGACGTGACCTCTGCAGGCACGGCAGGATCGGCGCTTGTTGCCAGCCTGTCCAACTCCGCATGGGAGTACACAAACGTTACGACGGGCGGCGGCAGTTACCTGTATGCCGCAAACGGCGTGGACAAGCCGCTGCTTTACAACGGCACTACATGGACGCCGATTGATGCCGCATCCACGCCCGCCATCACGGGCGTCACCACCACCGATTTGGAAAGCCCCACGCTGTTTAAAAACAGGGTGTGGTTTATCCAGAAAAACACGCTCAAGGCGTGGTATTTGCCGGTGGCGTCTGTAGGCGGCGCAGCCAACGTCCTTGACCTGTCCAGCGTCATGCACTTGGGCGGCAAACTCACGGCAATGGCGACGTGGACAATTGACGCGGGCTATGGCGTAGACGACAACCTTGTGCTGATAAGCGACAAGGGCGAGGTGGCCGTATATCGCGGCACCGATCCCACCAGCGCGTCTACATGGTCGTTGATTGGCGTGTGGATCATCGGCCAGCCAATCAGTCGGCGCTGCGTGACCAAATACGGCGGAGATTTGCTGATTCTGACGCTTGACGGGCTTATCCCGTTTGCCTCTGCGCTGCAATCCTCGCGCCTCGACCCCAACATTGCGTTGTCAGACAAGATACAGGGCGCGTTTGCGTCAGCCGCACGCACCTACAAGGACACATTTGGCTGGGCGCTGCTCTATAACCCGCTGAACAACGCCCTAATCG